AGATTTGGGACGCTGATGCGGCTCTCGGTAAGGACGTGAATAACTTCAGTCTTCAGGCGCCCTCCCAGACGCACCCAAACGAGCTAGGGAGCGCTCTGATGGCCGATCAGGGGATCATCGCGCTTAACAAGCTAGTGCCGGTAGGTGGCAAGGGCTGGTCGGTTTGCATGTATCCAGCCGCGAACTCGAGGAGCGGCATCCGGCTCGGTTTTAACTCGCCGAACTGGTATCATACCCCGTTCGCACGCATCTCGGCGGCCACTTATGCCAGCGTTGCCGGGGATATGTTCGCGGTGCCGTTCCAGATCACGGAGAGCATTACCCGGTTCGACCAGGTCGGGCTCGAATGCACCAACGCGCCGACTACCGGGACGACGGTCAGAGTGGGCATCTATTACAACAACGGCGAAGTTCCTCAGAAGGATTATCCGGGCCAGTTGTTTCATGAAATCGCAGCGGGGATCGCTGCCGGCACGACTGCGGGGCTGAAGACCGGTGCGATTTCTGAAGAAATGGATCCTGGGCTCTGGTGGCTCGTTGTCCTGATCAACGTGGCGCCCGCAACCGCAGCCATCTGGCGGCAGATCGACGGGCCCGTACCGGCAATGCCATCGCTGGCGTCGACGGGCTTGCCGATTTCCGGCGTACTCGGTCCGGTGGGGTGGAAACTGACGGGCCAGCCGAATGCGACATTGGCGAAGGTGTTTCCGACCGGCGCGACGCTAGTGCCATCCGCTCCGTTCATTGCGGTCAGGACGGCGGTTCCGAACTAAATGGCCCTCAAGTCGATCTTTGACCCGTCCTATGCAGCGACAGGTTGGTTTGATCCGACACTAAAGCCTGAAGGATGGTTTGATCAGCAATTCGTTAATGCCGGCGTTGCGGGAATTAACGCGGATTTCTCGGCAACAGAGGCCAACGAGACTTTATCCTCTACCGTCGCGATAGCTATCGCTGCAGTACTATCGGCGACGGAGGCCAATGACAGCGTATCGGCGGCCGCCGTTGTCGCGATATCGGCCAGCTTAACGGCAACTGAAGCCAACGATACGCTGTCGGCGGCTGCAACCTTAGCCATTGCCGCAAGCCTAACTGTCACGGAAGGAGGTGACAGCCTATCTGCAACGGATGCGCTGCTGATAGCGGCATCCAGCGCCGTTACAGAGGCGAATAGCACGCTTCTGGCGAGTGCGACCGACAGCGTTTCGCTGAATGCCGATTTCAGCGTCATTGAAGAAGACAGTGCGCTAAGCAGCGGAAGTAGTCTCGGATCTGTTACGATTGCCGGCGGTGGTGGGAGGCGCAAGAAGACCCGTTGGAAATGGCATAAGAAAAAGATCGAGGAGGAGGAGGAGGAATTTGCGGAGTTCATCGAGGCTGTAAAGCCAATTGAACTGCCGAAGCCTCCGGTCATTTACTATCAGCCTATGTTCGAGATGTTTGATCAAAGACGCACGGCACCCGCGGTACGATCGATCATCGCTAAAGCCAATGCGAAGCGACAGGATAAAGATGACGAGGAAGCGCTTTTGTTGTTGCTGGATTAGAAATCGCACGAACCGGCGAAATAGGTTCAAAAGACTACCCCGCACGCCTGAGCGACATCAGGCAACACGTAGCGCCACGATATAGCGCATAGGATGATCATGACCACGGAGCCAACCGAACCGACCGAAGACGAACTGTTCATCGAAGCTATTGGTGATGAACCGGATACTTTCCCTGAAACGGAAGTCGTTGAAGATCCTGTCGAACAAGTCGAGACTGTAAAAGCTGAGGAGCCCGTCAAAGCCGAAGGCGACAAGCCAACGGTGGATGACAATGCTCCGCAAGTTCCGTCCTGGCGAGTTCGGGAGATCAACGAGGAAAAACGCGCTCTCGCCGAGCGTCTGATTGCTCTTGAGACCGAAAGGAACCAATGGCAGGCGGAACGGCAGCGGCTCGCCGAGCAGGAAAAGACCAAGACCGAAGCACCGGCGAGGCCTGACCCTCTGCTTGATCCCGAAGGCTACACCAAGGCCATTCGGGATGAAATCCGCGAGGAACTTCTCAACGAGCGTCGGGAAAATAGTCTGGCTCAAGCTCACCGGACCTACAAAGGGGAATTCGAGGAGGCTTACGCGGCTGCACAGAAGCATATCGATCCTGTTCTTAAGGCTCGCATGCAGCAGTCCCGTGACCCCGGCGAAACCCTGATGGAATGGCACCGGGAGATGAAGACCCGGGCGGAAGTCGGCTCCGATCTGACGGCGTACAAGGCAAAACTGCGTGAGGAAGCTCTGAAAGACCCGGAGTTTCGGAAACAGGCGATGGAAGCCTGGCGCACGGATGCCCGACCGATATCAAGCAATGGTCGTCCCCGTATCGATCTTAGTCCCTCACTCAGCGGCGTAAGCCGTTCGGTTCCGAAAACCGGAGATTCAGACATCTCCGACGAACAACTATTCAAAGAGATCACCGGCTAACACCGATAATATCCTGATGACAGACCCGCCATTTTGGCGGGTTTTTTATTGGGCGGTGAGAGCCATCAACATTTAGGAGCTTTGGCCAATGGCCCTCACTTTCAATCACGTCAATAACGAAGTCATCAAATTCCGCAAGAATGCGGCGCTTGACTTCCTCCGCAAGTCCCGGTTCGACCCTTTCATGGGGGCCGATTCCACTTCGGTTATCGTCCGCATGAACGACCTCGCGGGCGACGGCAAGGAAATCAACATTCCCCTCGTCACCCAGCTTCAGGGCTCGGGCGTCGGCGCCGGAACCTTGAGAGGCAACGAAGAAGTTCTCGACAGCTACGGCTTCCCGATCTGGGCGGACTGGGCTCGTAACGCGGTTGCGAACAACCGGGCGGTGAACAAGGAAAGTTCCTTCTCGATCCGCTCCACGGCGCGTTCCCTGCTTTCAGGCTGGTCGCGGCGTATCGTTCGTGACGACATCGTGGATGCATTGCTGTCTATTCCGACAGCCGCGGTCCAGGCTGGTCGCCTGACGGCAACGGGCGGCGGCAACCGGGTCAATGGCGTCAAGTTCTCCGCGGCATCGACGGCGCAGAAGAATGCTTGGGTCACGGCAAACGCCGATCGCGTGGTGTTCGGTTCGCTCATTTCGAACTATTCGACTACCATGGCAACGGCTCTTGCCAATGTCGGCACCGCAACCGGTAAGATGTCGGCAGCGGTCGGATCGCTGATGAAGAATGTGGCCCAGCAGACCGGTGTCAGTGCCGCCAACCCAGGCATCTACAACGGCCTGCCGAAGATCAATCCATTCCAGATGAAAAGCACCGATCAGGAATGGTACGTGTGCTTCCTCGGCTCAAGGGCCATGCGGGATCTCAAGGTCGATCCGACCATGTATCAGGCCAACCGTGACGCAAGGGAACGGGAAGGCGCAGATCCGACCAAGACCAATCCGCTTTTTCATGGCGGCGGCCTGATCTATGATGGCGTGATCTATCTGGAAATTCCGGAAATCACCCAGCGTCTGCTGCTAGCCGGCGTCGGCACGGCCGGTATCGCGGTCGAACCGCTGTTCCTGTGCGGTCAGGGAGCACTTGCCTACGCAATGGGCCAGATGCCCCGCCCGACCCAGTTGGAAGACGGCGACTACGACTTCATCACCGGCATGGGCATCGAAGCTCAGTACGGCGTTGGAAAGATCGCCAAGATTTCCATCAACGATTCCAGCAACGCGCTCGTTGACTGGGGCATGGTGACAGGCTTCGTTGCCGGCGTCGCGAACGCTTAACCCGAACTGAAGGAAAAAACATATGACTTATCGTAGAGACTGGGGCCAACCGCAGGCTGGCCCGGAGGGATTTTTTGGCACCAGCAAGACCTTTGGTCGCGTCGTCAATATTTCGGTGGCTGACAACGTCACCGCAAATACTGTCGGAGCGTTCAAGGTTCCGGCTGGCTTCACTGTCACTGGTATCATCGCGGTTGCAGGTACCTTGGACAGCGGTGCGGCGATGACGTTCAGCGTTGGCGATGCCGCAAGCGGTGTTCGTTATCTGAGCGCATCAACGATCGGGCGCACACCGGGAGGTTCAACCCAGACGCTGGCAGCGACTGGGCTTCTGTTCCTCAATGTGACGGACACTGAAATCCTCGTCACCATCACCGTGCAGGCTGCCACAGCGGTAGCTGGCACGATCGCCCTTTATCTCCAGGGCTACATCGCTCAGTGAGGAAGTGGAATGTCTCAGGTAAAACTATCGCTTGATGCCGTTAGTTCAGATACTGCCGGCGAAGTGTTAGCGTTAAATTCTCCCAGCGCTGATTTTTCTATGCAGATCAGCTTTTCGGGAACAATTACCATAAGTGGATTCGTGGTTTATCTCGAAGCCTCTTTGGACGGTGTAAGCTTTTTTCACGCTGGCTCTATTTCTGGACAAACCAGTGGAGTCGGCGTGGTTTTGAATACAAGCGACGCGCTTGCACTGTTTATCCGTGCGAACGCTGTTGGTCTTAGCGGCGGCGGGACCGTTACGGCATATATCGCCGTCGCTGCTAAATAACAACCAAACATTTGGAGAACTGACATGCGAAAAGCAACTGCAACCTACCGAGCGCCATTCGGCGATAGCAAAGTCGTCGAAATGGGAGGAGTTACCTTCTTCGATGGAAAGCCCGTCGATCTCAACTCTTACGAACACGCGGTGCTGATTTCCAATCTGGAGCAAAATCAGTATTTCGATGTGGAGATCGGCAAGGAAGACAACGAACCCGCTACGTCGGCAAAGAAACGCGGCCGACCTTCCAATGCGGACAAGGCTATGGCCAAGGAAGCGGCGGACAAGGCCGATGCGGACGCCAAGGCAGCAGCGGAAAAGGCCAAGGAAGCCAAGGCCGATCTGGACGCCATCAACAAGCTAGATGACGAGCCCAAGCCTGTGCTCAAACCCGAACCGGTGACCGCACAAGCGAGCGCATTGCCACAGCAGACCGGCGTCCAAGCAAATCCGTTGCCGCCGCAGACCGGCGTCAACGCGCTTAATCCGGCCTGATGACCAAGACCCGAATTGAGATCCAGTTCAAGGCGCTCGCCATCCTCACGGGTGGCGATGTCGGGTCCAGTCCATCGGCCGAAGATGCAACGGTGCTTGACGGTTATATCGACGCTCAAGTGGCCGAACTGAACGCAGATGGCACGATATATATCTCTGATCCCGATGAGCTTGAGGACGAGCTTTTTATCACGTTCTGCAAGCTTGTCGCCAATGCGGCGGCGGATGAATTCGCGCAAGTCTCGGATGAGAACAAGGGGCAACTACTTCGGAATCGATTGCGAGTGATTGCTCGTCCGACGCCTGGATATGGTCCGCAGATCACGGAATATTTCTAAGTGCCTCCAATTCCGTTCCCGCTCAGTTCATCGCCGGGGGCAACACCGCAAGAGGGTGCAGGCCGGCTGATCAACTGCTATGCGGAACCATTGGGCCAGGATATCGAGTTCACCAAGAAACTTGCACCTCCTCGGGTAGTCTGGCGTAAATCGCCAGGTCTTTCCTTGTTCGGTGCATCCGGTCAAACCATCTTCCGTGGCCAGATCCTAGTTGGAAATACGCTCTATGCGGCGTGGTCCGGTAAGGCATCAAAATTCACATCAGGCGGCGTTGAAACGCTCCTGACCGGGACGCTGAACGGAACCGAGAAAGTATTTTGGGCGCAGAACAACAAGACAACACCGGATGTGGTTGCGGTAGCTCCGCAAACAGGGGCATTCTCGGTTTCGTCAACGACGGTCATCAATTTTGCTGATCCTAATATCGGCGTTCCGAACAGCGTCGGTTTTCTGGATGGGTATTTCATCTTCACCTATGGAGATGGCACGATCCAGGCATCGGGCTTGAATGCCGTCACGATTGCCACGACGGACAAGACGAAAGAACAGGCAAAGGCCGGTGGACTTACCAGAGGCGTGGCTTTCAACGGGCAATACTACGTCTGGGGACCAAATTTCGGTGCCGTTTATAACGATACGGCGAACCCGACAGGATTTCCGTTTACACGCTCCTATGTACTTCAGCGAGGTTTGCTTGGGCCTTACGCGGTTGCCGGCCATGAAGATGGTTTCGGATCTGCGCTGATCTGGGTAGCGGATGATAGTTCCGTCGTGCAGGCAAACGGCACGCCTAACCCTTTGAAGATTTCGCCACCGGATCTCGATCGTTTGATTGCGGCGGTCTCCGACAAGACGACCTTGGAAGCTTCCGTTTACATTGCGCAGGGACACCCGAAATGGGTTATCTCTGGACCGACATTCACTTGGGAATTTGATCTTGGTTCGCAGAAATGGAATGAACGGTCGAGTTACCTCGCCAGTCGGTGGCGCGCTGCATTTGGTGGATGCTTTGCTTTCGGCAAGTGGCTGACCGGGGATACCAAGGGCGGTCGCATTCTATTTGTCGATCAGACCAATTTCACGGAGTTCAATGATCCTCTCGTGATGCAGCTAGATAGCGGGCCGGTTTCGGGTTTTCCGGCAAGAACGAAAGTCGGAAAGGCTGATTTCAATTTCATCACGGGCGTCGGGATTGCGACAGGTCCTGATCCGATCGCGACCGATCCGCAAGTCGGTATTTCGTGGTCAGATGATGGCGGATTGACCTACGGAAATGAGTTCTTTCGCTCGCTAGGACGGCAGCAGATGGATTCACGGATTATGATGACGCGAACCGGAATGACGAGTCCGCACGGTCGTCGTTGGCGGCTTAGGATATCTTCTCCAGTATACGGCGGTTTTCTCGGTGGCAATCAAGACATGAAGTTGATGCGCTGATGGCAAAACCATTCCCTGGAAAAGACGTTCCCGTGATCGATCCGGCCACCGGCACAATGAACCAGATTTGGTACGACTATTTCCAGCAGCATCAGAAGCTCGTTCAGCTTCCCGATGTGACGACAGTAGCGCCGACGAATAATCAGGTTCTCGTCTTCAAAACAGCAACCGGTCTCTGGACGCCAGTTTAACAGGAGGCTGTCATCGGACTCTTTTCACTATTCTCAAACGACGATGCCGAGCAAGCCGCGGCGCAGCGTAATCAGGGCCTCCAGCAGGGCTATGATGCGCTATCGTCAACTTACGGACTGGGACGAGGTGCGCTGTCAAATGCCTCTGCTACGGGGCAAAACGCTCTTGCTGCGGGCTATAACCAGGGCAGTTCGGCAATCAACAGCACATATGGGCAGGGCCGAGAGGCGTTGACTGCTGGATATGGTGGTGCGCAAAACGCCTATCAAAACTTGCTCAATTCCAGCATAGGCGGCGCGAACGCTTATGGAGATGCAAGCGGAGCCAACGGGGCGGCTGGTCTTCAGCGGGCAACGCAGAATTTTCAGTCAAGCCCGCAATATGGAGCCTACGGTTTTGCGCTCGATCAGGGATTGCAAGGTCTCAACAGAACTCATGCGGCGGCCGGCAACCTGAGCAGTGGCAACGCCGATGCCGATTCGATGAAATACGCAAGCGGGCTCGCCGGCCAGCAATACGCCAATTATCTGCAAGGTCTGAACCCATATCTTGGACAGCAGGCCGGTGCAACGGCTGGTCTTGCAAACGCCTACACGGGATTGGGGACAGGTCTCAATGCCTCCTACGACGCTCAAGGCAATGCGATCAATGCCAATAATGTTGGTTTGGGAACTGCATCAAACCAGAATTCCATGCTTACCGGTGTCGGACTGAACAATTCCTATCAGGGTCAGGGCAACGCGGCAAATGCCAACTATACGGGCCAGGGAGCCTCTAATGCTGCGGCAACGATGAACAACTATAACATCGGAGCCAATCAACTGAGTGCTCTCACAGGGCTCGCCAAGGGCGCCGGCAACCTGTTCGGGATGTTCACCTGATGGCTGGCATTGACGACATCATTGCTGGGGGCGCAGGCGCATCGTCTCGAGCTGACTTCTCGAACCTGTTTTCTTCCGGGTTCGATGCCTATAATGCCGCGAAGGACCAGAAGGCCAAGAATGACCTTAGGGATGCTTTCAAGGGTGGTGTCCCGACGAATGCAGATGGAACGCCTGACTTTGCCGCGATGGCCAAGACCCTCTATCAGAAGGGCGGCATTAACGAAGGCAACGCATTAATCGGAGCTGCGATCGGTCCCACTGAGCGCGCCAAACTCGATAGCGTTGACCAGCCTCAGAATTTCCCCCCATCTGCCAGCCGCACCGCTGGAACAGTCGTTGCCACGCCTCTCAATCGGGGAGGGGCAACCCCGCAGGATGACGCTGCGCCTCAAGCCGCTCAGGATACTGGCGCTCCTACCCTGATGAAAATTGCGGCCGCTCAGGGTTTTCCAAATGATCAGATCGGGGCGATTGCCGGATCTCTCGGGCGGCAGCTCGGTATCGATCCAACCGCGCCGATCAATCTGCAAGATCCTCAGGTTCGCAATGTCCTGGCGCCGGCAATTGCCCAATTGAAGCGTCAAGGCGTAGGACAGGTTCAACCTCCTCAGCCAGGCGATAGTGCTCCACAGGTCGCCCAAGCCGCTCCTGCCTCTCCTCAGGCACCTGCTCCGCAAGATGACCAGATCCTCAAGCGCCTTACCCTCCTTTCAGCCAGTCCCGACAAGGCCACGGCGGCAGCCGCTCAAACGCGCCTGAAAAGCTACCTTGCATCTCGAGAGCCGACGCCTGACATGAAAAACGCCGCTGCTTCCGGCATGACGCTTCCGCAATATCAGGAAGCCCAAGGCGAGCAGGCCGGCGCACAAGCCACCGCGGTTGAACAAGCAAAGGGCTATGTCGCCAAGTATCAGGCGATCGATGACGCCGGAACCAAGGCCATTCAGGAGATCCCAAAGCTCCAGATCGCGCTGAAAGAGATGTCCAGTCCCGACTTTTATTCCGGCATCGGGAACAACTATAACCTGGCTCTGAAGCGGGTAGCCGTGGCGCTCGGAGGAGATCCCGACAAGGCTGCACCGCAGGAAATCGTCGGCAAGGTCATCGCGGACAGCGTTCTAAACGGACTTGGAGCTCTAAAAGGGCTTGGTCCTATCCGCGTTGCTGAAATGAAGCTAGCCTCAACGGCTGCGATGTCGCCGGACAACACGCCTCAGACAAACCGTTTCCTGGCAAACGTGGCTATTCGCATCCAGCAGAGGGCCGTCGATGTTTCCGACATGGCGCAGAACTACAACGAAGGCCGTTTGGATGTCGGCTTTGATAAAAAAGTCCGTGAAATGGATAAGAACAAGCCTCTGTTCACGCCGGATGAGGTGCAGAGGTTCCAAAGGATTATAGACGGCAAAGAGAAACAGCAGAGAAGTGCGGCCGCGCCTCCGATGCCCGGTGCTCGTCAGGCCCCTGATGGCAACTTCTATGTGCCTGATCCGAACCGGCCGGGCAAATATCTCAAGGTCGTCCAGTAATGGATCTCCAGGCGGTCGATCACGATCCATTCGCGGATGTGCCTCCTGCTCCTAATCTAACGCCGGGCGGTGTTCCGCTCGGTCCAGAAGGGCGCCCGCGTGTCGTCATTTCGTCGGCCCCGAAATTGGAACCGGTTGATCATGATCCGTTTGCCGAGACATCGGCCATTCCTGGGCTTGCGAAGGCCGGTGGCATAGGCATCGTCAAGGGTGGCATTGGCCTGGCCGGAATGGTCGGAGACGCCCAAGAACTGGCTAAAAAGGGCGCCGACTGGATCTCGAGCAAGATGCCTGCTCCAGACCCGGAATCGGAAAAGCTTGCCGAGCGATATGGAAGTCGTGGCGATCTTGGACCTTCCTTTCCGCTCCCGACCTCGGAAGACATCCAAGGTGCGATCGAGAAGATAACCGGCCCATTCCGGAAGCCGCAGAACCAAAACGAAGCCGACGTAGAGACCGCGGGTGAGTTCCTGCCGGCGGCGCTACTTGGACCTGGCGGAATAGCCAAAAAAGTCGTTACCCAGGATCTCATCCCAGCTGCGGCCTCGATCGCAGCGGGACGGTTTAGCGATCAAAATCCATATGTGAAGTCGCTGGCCGGTTTCCTCGGCGGAGCCGGCGCCGCGGTAGCCTTTAAGCCGGGGCAAGCCGCTGAAACCCTTCGAAAGCAACTTCCTGCCTTTGTCACAGACGCCCATATCAACCGGGCCGGAAACCTCATCGAGGCTGCTCAGCAGCGCGGGATCAACCTGACATGGCCGGAAGCCTTAAGTAAGGTCACTGGCCAGCCCGTTCTGACCGATCTGCAACGGGTAGTCGAAAGCCATCCGAAAAGCCGGACCCAGATGCAGACCTTCATGGCCGATCGGCCAGCACAGGTCAGTCAAGCAGCTACGGACGCATTCGACCAGATCGGCACACAGCACATCAATCCGTCAATGGTTGGCCCGGAAGCCAGCGCAACCGCGACCGGAGTGCTGGACAATATCCGCGGCCGGATCAATGCGGCCTCCGAGCCCTACTACAAGAATGCAGAAGCCCAATTGTTCACGCCGCAAGAGTTCGCCCAAATCAAGACCATTCCGGGCTATGTGGAATCTCTCGCCGCAGTGCGGAACAATCCGCAGATTAACTGGCGGGTGGCTCATCTGCCGGATAACAGCGTCGGCGTCTTAAACGAGGTCAAGAAGCAATTCGATCAGGCGGCGGAAAATGCAGCATCCAAGTTCAATCCGGCCAAAAACCGTCAGGTCCAGGCCAGTAATGAAATGGCTGCTTCTGCTACAAAGCAAATCGGTGTTGCGAAATCGGCAGACTATGAAATTGCGCTTGAAATTCAGAAGCAGGCACGGGAGCAGTTTCTTGAACCGCTTCTGAACGGCCCGCTCGGTAAACTAGCTCGGAAAGACCCGACGACGCAACGCGCGATCGAGGCATTGTTCCCGGTTAATCCTCTCCCTGGATCTGAAGGCGAGGTTCGAAACGCCGTCTTTGCGATAGCCCGCCAACGTCCTGCGGTGGCCGAGCAGTTGGTTCGCGCTCACGCTGAGATGGTGTTCAATTCGGCCGCGAAAAGCCTCCAGGGAGGCGCCAATCAATATGCCGGGGCAAAGTTCGCGGTCAGGATCGCTGGCAATGCTCAGCAGCGTACCAATCTCCAAGCCGCGATCGAGGCTTTACCGAACGGGAATGCCCGATGGGAGGGTTTCAATAACCTCCTCGATATCCTTGAAGCTACTGGAACCCGCCAGCCGAAAGGTTCCCTTACCTCGTTCAACAGCCAAGAATTGAAGGCCATGGAAGGCGGCGGCGCGGCTGCTTTGGCGGCAACCGCAGCAAGTCCGGGCAAATGGTGGACGTTTGCGAACGATAAATACAAGTCATGGTCGCTTGGGCACAACCTTGACCAGCTTGCCCGGATCATCACCAACCCCGACGCCGGGCGGGCGCTCATGACCATAAGCCGTATCCCAGTGGGCTCCGCTCGAGCGGAGGCGCTCGCTGGACGGCTGATACTCCAACTCGGTGCTTCTACGACCGAACCGAGAGCGAAGCCGAACTAGAATCCACGTCGCACCGTAGGCGATGCCAAGACCGATGATACCGACGAGATATCCGTTCGGCGTCAATTGGTAATAAATGTTGCCGCACATCACCGCGGCCATGATCGACATCTGAAACAGAATCCACATCAGGGCCTCTCAATGAAACGGTTTTTTGCCACGCTGGCGATTTTAGCCGGGTTGCTTTCGCCTGTCTATGCAGCCGGAACGGTTCCAGGCTTCTCGCTTACCATCCAATTCGACAACTTTGGGAAGGTCGCGCCGGGCTGCAAACTCTATGTAATCCAGGCAGGCACTGTCAGTTCACCGCAGATTGCTTATACCGACTCTGCGCTGACTATTCCGGCCCCGGGCGGAAGCCAGCTTACCTGCGATGCGTCAGGACGGTTGCCACAGTTCTTTCTTGCGGATGGCTCGATCAAGTTCCGTCTGGCCGATCGCAATGGCGTTACGATCTTCACACAGGACGGTATTCTGGTTGTCGGTGCCTCGTCCGGAGGCGGCGGCGGTTCTCCGGTCGATGCGACAACCATTCTCCAGACCGGAGATATCAAGGTTAGATACGGGACTGGCGTCCTGACCGGCTTCATAAGGGGAAATGGCCGCACAATCGGATCTGCAACCTCAGGGTCAACCGAGCGAGCTAATTCCGATTGTCAAGCGTTATTCGAATATCTGTGGAATACCGATCCAAATCTTGTCGTCTCAACCGGACGGGGCGCATCCAGTATCGCGGATTGGACCGCCAATAAGCAAATAACGTTACCAGATTATCGCGGCCGAGCCATCGGTGCGCTTGCCGACATGGGCAACAGCGCCAGCGGCGTTTTGCAGACGGCATATTTCGGAAGCAATCCGACCGTGCTGGGCGCTATCGGGGGTAATCAGGCATCTATCCTGGGCCCGGCGAGTTTGCCTCCCCATACGCATAATGGGTCTGGAACGACAGGAGTTGATAGTCCCGATCACGGACATACGGTTTCTGGCACTACAAGCACCGACAGTCCGGATCATACGCATGCTGAGACGACATTCGCCCAGCAGAATAGTACGACATATGCGCCCAGCGCTGGCGCGTCTGTCGGTGCTTTTAACGTCAGCGGTCAATCAACTGCGGGGGCAAGCGCACGTCATACGCACACTTTCTCTACATTTTCTGCGGGTGCGAATGTACGTCATCAGCACGCCTATTCCTTCACCACGGACAGCGGTCCCGGCAGCAGTACAGCATTCCCTACTGTCGGCCCGATGTTGCTTATAACCGTGTACCTCAAACTGTAGATAGGGCGCACGATGTTCACCGGACAAGTCGAGATAATTTCAAATCGCGCCACATGGCTTTCCGATTTCTATCAGTTCGTGGATGAAGACACCGACACCGTTCTGAACATCCTCAACCAGTCGATCGGGTTCGATTGCTCGGTTTACATCAAGGATGAGCATCATTGCCAGGTTGCGCTTGCGACGATCGCCAACGGACAGGTCATTGCATCCGCAAGCGATGTGGTGAATGAACCGGGAATCCAATGGACCTTCACCGTGGCAAATCTGAGCGCTCTGTGTGCCGGTACCTATCTCTGCGGTGTCAAGGTCACCGCTAACGGTCAAATCTCCGATGTCATCCTTGGAACAATCGCCGTGGTCGAGGGCAACTGATGAAACTCAAGCTTAGATCGCGGGTAAAATTCCTAGCATCTATTTTCAATGGAGTTGGGACAAAAGTTCGTGTGGACGGACTCGCGGCTTATATCGATCTGGACTTTACGCAGTTCGCTCAAATTACCTCATTCGATCCGACCACACAGAGCTTGCTGGCGCAAAGTTCAATCGATGGATCGTTTTCGAGGATAACGCTTTCAGCATTGATTGCCGCGTCACAGACGGTGCAAATCATAACGGGCATATCGGATGTGACGGTGGCCGCAACTGACGGCTTGATTATTATGAACCGTACAGTTGGTGCGGCTTCGAATGTCAATCTTCCATTAGCTTCAACTAAGTCTGGACCGGTGAAGGTGTCCGACTTCAAAGGGGATTCCGGCACGAACATTATCACGGTAAATACGACTGGAACCGATAAGTTTCCAGGCGGCGGGACGACATGGCAGATTGCCGCTAATGGCGCATCACTCGTTTTTACTCCGATACCAGGGACAGGATACGCGGTATAAAATGATGAACATCGTTCGCCTATCGGTCGCTTTGGCGGCCTTTTTTATTGCCGGTTCGGCATTCGCGCAGAACCCTGGCACGGTAACAAGCCATGCCTTTGCCGTTGGCAAGGGCCCTGGAGTTCAGGGATTTGGTTCTGTGCTATGCGGCTTGGCTCAGGTTGCAATAGGACAAACCACGGCCGATCCAATCTGCCGAACGCTTACCGGAGATGTGACAATCAATGCTGGCGGCGTGACTGCCGTCAACAACCTTCCCACCGGCACAACTATGGCAGGTAGTATTGTTGGGACAATAATCGGAGGGGCAGCCGTCCCGGCAACAGGGTTTGTAGGGCTCTGGGTCGATAGCACGACGCTGAGATTACGTGATGTCAGTTCAACCGGTGTCATAGGCACGACCGTTGTTGCCGATGCTGGTGCTGCCAACAATTTCTTGACAGGAATAACTGCATTCGGCGGGATCACGAAAGCACAGCCGTCAATCAGCAATCTATCCGGATGGGGAACAAGCGTGTTAGCCGCTGCTGGCAATCCGCTGAACGCGGCTAGCGGTCTAGTCGGGTTTTCCGGAGCGTTCGGCACTCCGACATCTCTTATTGGCACGAACATCACCGGTATAGCTGCTGGCCTTACCGCAGGCACCGTCACCACCAATGCTAACCTGACCGGTCCGGTTACCTCGGTTGGCAATACGACGAGCATCGGAACCAATCAGGTCTCACGCGCCAACGAGGCACAAGGCCTCGCGCGATCCGTGATAGGCAACTCGACAAATGCTGCTGCGAACGTTGCGGATATCCAGGGCACTACCGCCAATACATATCTCGGCGTCAATAGCGCTGGGACTGGGCTTGCGTATTCCGCTGTTAATCTGGCCTCTACCGGTGTTACCGGAACGCTGCCAATTGCCAATGGCGGCACGGGCGACACTGGAACAGCCTGGACGCCCTACACTCCCACCATGGCATGCAATGGAGGGACGGGAACGTGGTCAGCGTTGGGACGCTCAAAGACCATCGGTAAAACCGTGTTTTTATCCATCGCAATAACCCTCTCGGCGATTGGAACGTGCACTGTCAGCAATCCCCAAGTAACTTTGACGCTGCCGTTCACGGCGCAATCACCAGTGACGATGCTGGTCCGCGAGACCGGTTTAACGGGAGTGGCGTACCAAGGGTACGGTGTCGCAGCATCCACAACTATAACACTGGCGAGCATGGCTGGTGGCAACGTAGCACTTGCTACGGGCGATGTTTTCGTCGGGTCTGCGGTGTATGAAGGTCCATAGGAGGAAAGCATGAAATATCTCGCAGTTTTGATCGCGCTGCTGTTTCTCAATCCCGCTCAGGCAGGAACGGTCACGATTACTGTCGTTACCGCAAGCGGAACATGCTCTCCGTCATGCACAAAGACCTACACAGACACGGATGCAAACCTTGCCCGCATTGTCCCGGCATATCAGGCAATATGCAATGCCAAGCTGGGAAGCGTCTGCACGCCAATCCAAGTTCTAGTAAGCTGGTTTGACGGAGTGATCGCGTCCACGGTCTCTCAGGTTACGACGATCGAGAAAAACAATCTATCCACTACCGCAATCTCGGGGTACGCCCCGATCAACCCTCAATGATCAGTATGGCATCGGTCCCATCGGCGTGAGAACGAATACGATGCCTGCGATCACGAACACCGCCGCAATAGTCAGCATTACCAATCCGGTTTGCATCTGTTCCTCACATCGATGGGTGATCAAGAGTTTCTGTTGCCAGTACGAAAATAAAGAAACCAACCAGGGCTAGAACTGTGATTGCAGTCAGCATCGTGCTTCTCCTGAAGCGATGCCCCACGCAATCCTACCACACAACCTTACCGGGTAAAGCCATCCAGCCGCCTCAGAGCGGCTTTTTTATTGGGGAAATAAGTGGAACCAGCATCTATCCGCTACAAAAATCCAGGGGCTATGTGGGGCGGAAACGCCATATCCAAGAAGTGGGGGGAGAGCGGAAACGTCTCTCTTAACGACGGTCTGGGTCAAGGCAACCGGATCGCAGTTTTCCCTGATTATGTGCATGGCATCTGCGCCCAGATCGATCTGTGGCGTTCTCCACGCTACCACAACAAGCGGTTTGCCGACGCCATCGCGATCTGGTCTGGCGGCAATTCGGTCGGACAGTACATCGCATTCGTCAAGGCGCACGCGCCCGGCATGACCGCAGACACCGTGATATCGGATGGGCTTCTGGATAGCCCATTGGGGATCGCGTTTCTCAAGGCGCAGGCCTGGCACGAGGCCGGCAAGCCATACCCGGCGCCGGATGGCGATTGGATCGAAGCGCAGCGCATCGTGTTCGGAGGCCGCGTCATCGTTCCTCCGCGCCCGTTGCCGCCCGACGTTCCGAAACCCGTTCCAAGCATCCCCGAACCGGAAAAACCCGTTTCGATATGGGCGACTATCGCGTCAATTTTCACTGCAATCTTTAAGCGAAGGGGCTGAAACTATGTGGAATATCTTCGATATTTTTGTCTTTCTTTCCGGCTTTGTCGTATCGATCTATACTTGGCCATGGCTGCGGGCAAAGTTCCTCGGTGCCGAGGCTGAGGCCCAAAAGCTGCGCGATCGGGCTTCGGCCATCCTCGCCAAGGCGCGGGGGACTGTCTGATGGATTGGTCAGCACTTCAACCCCTCGTCGCCAGTGCTGCCCCGACGATCGGGGGCTTGCTTGGTGGCTTCATCCCATTCCCCGGGGGCGCCATTCTCGGCAAGATGGCCGGCACGATGCTTGCGGAGGCGCTGGGCGTGCCTCCCACGCCCGAGGCGGTCCATCAGGCCATTACCACGGGAGACCCCGCCACGGTCAACGCAGCCCTGTCTGCGGCCGACGCCAAGATGGTTTCCGAGGTCGATAAGCTGAAGGCCGAGCTAGAGGATGTGCAGGATGCTCGCGCGACGACTCTCCAATATGTCAAAGCCGGTTCCCGTCTTGCATTTGGACCGGTCGTTATTTCAGTGGTTGCCATGATTGGATTCGTGGTAATTTCGTTCATGGCAATGAAACCTGATCTGGCCGGCGTGGACCATAGCGTAACGCTGTATCTTCTAGGAGCTTGGCAGGGCCTCGCTACGGCTGTCGTATCGTACTGGATCGGTTCATCCATGGGTTCGGCGGACAAATCGGACCAGATCGCGGCAATGGCGGGAACGGCGGCAAAGACAGCGGCAATAGCAGCCAAAAAGAAGTAGCGTTTCAAAAAGTAATTTCAGGCGACCAATCGCCCCATTGGCGTGAAGCGATTGGTCTAATCACCACCAGGAGGGCTGAGTCCAGATGATGACTGACACCGATTGGATCACGAATTTTTGGCGAGGGTGTGTGGAATATTGCACACATCTCGTGCGAATTTTCTCATGAGCCGTGGCGTTTTTGTTCCCGAAGAAATGACAGACGTGCAAAAAGCGTTCTGGATTGGCCTGACAGATCAACGCATTGCGAACATCTGGGAGGCTTCGGACTATATTGCGGAACTTCCGCAGGAGGCCAAGGATCTCCTGCGGAACGCGGACAAAAAGACCCTCCGGTGGCTGGAACGCGCGTCCCCGGAGGATATCGACCAACTCCAGTACTCCATTAAGTTCATGGAAGCGTCGAAGCTGCTCGGCCGGATGGCTTGGGTAATGGCTGCGACGTTCTTCGGGTTCGTGGTCACGTTCCTGACGTTCTGGGAAAAGATTCAGTCAGTTTTCAGGGTCAAAACATAGGGGCCATCACGCCCCGATAGGGGCAGCATGGTCCAGAAATTTGAGCCTATTCTACCAATCCAGGATCCGACCGAGGCGGTAAAAGAAGCTCTTACGCTCGCCATCAAAAATCTAGACGAGAAGATATCGCTAAAGTTTGCTGCTGGCGATACCGCGGTTATTTTAGCTCGTGAAGAGCTGCAAAAACAGCTCAATGCCATGAACGAAACCATCAGCGGCAAGTTTCTGGCGAACAAGGATCTCGTCGACCAGTTAGGCCAGGCGAATGCAGCTGCACTGGGTGCCGCTCTCCTGACGCAGAAAGAAATCGCTAACAAGAGCGAAGCCTCGATCGCAGAGACCTTCAAAACAACCAACGAGAAGATTGACCGGCTTACTTCCCGGCAGGACACCGGGGAAGGACGGGGGTTTGCGAACAACGAAAGCAAACAGGATCGAACGACAGACAAGGGCCAGACTTTCGCTCTGATCGCCGTTGTTACAGCGATTGCTAGTTTGATATTCGGCATCATGATGGCCTTACGCGGTCACTGACGATGGTGATCCTTCTCAAGGCCAAGTGCCTAATCATTCAACCAAACTGGCGCGTTGTCAGGTCTAAATTCGACATCGATCCTGAAGGTCATGAGCCGTTCGGTGAATATGGCGCGTTCAATCTCTTGCGCGAGCGCGGGGATCTCATCGACGGGCAGTCTTACCAGATCCAGATCATTCCATTGATTCCACGCCTGAAAGGATAGACCATGGCTTGCTTCACGTTAGGGTTTCTGGAAAACCTGATCATTCAGATCATCATTATCTCGGCTATCATAGCCGTTATTAAGCTGGTAGTGCCATGGCTCACCGGCATCATCGGTATACCAATCATTGGACAGATCATCATGATTATCCTGTGGGCCATCGTGGCAATCATGGTGGTGTATCTCATATTTGCGCTTTTGGGATGCTTGCTAGGCTCTGGAGGTGGCCTGGCACACTTTCCAAGATAATGTTGAACCCCTTCCGCCGTATCCACCGAGACCGCCAGATATTTGCCGGGGATGCTAGCTTACGCATCAGGATCGTCATAGCGATTGCGGTAACGGCGCTAGCATGGTGGCTAATGATCTCGGGGTGCAAATGCTGATCGGGGCACTTCTTTTCGTTGGTGGTGCATATCTCGGCATCCAGGGCAGCGGCAAGCATATCGCGTTCCCGCTGATGGTTGGCGGATTTGTGCTGATCGTGGCGAGGATGGGCTAGGCGCTCATTGCCCCGCTGCCCATCCGATCATTGCTAATGCGATGAGGATACACCCAACAGCAAACCAAATCGCCGCGATCTTCGCCTTGTACATGCAGTCCTCATTCATTGCCCAGAAGCGCGGGCCTCACTCTTTGGCATCAGCTTGAACCAGCCGCCGACTCGATAGCGCGCATAAACAGCGTTTTCCGTCACCACAACTCGCGTTAGATCATTAAACGAGTGGCAGTCGCGAAGCTCGCTTTCAGGGATAGGCGGATACATTTCCTCGCGCGTTATTTGGATGTCCATGTTTCCCTCATGATGGTGGCGGGGGTTCCGTGGATTTTCCTCACGGAAGGTACTCTCGCTGACCGCCTATTTCCCCAGGGCCCGTGCTCGGGTCCAACCCCCAAACGATGTTCGCTTACGAGCGCCAGTGCGTTGGCGTGTAGTAAACGAACATTCCATCCACCAGCGATGTGAACCAGAGGTTTCCCTTTCGGGTCAACTTCTGGACATTGCGTTCGCCATGCTGGTCATCGATCTTGGTCCAGATTTCCTTGTCGGCCGGCGCCAAGTAGCCATCTGCGTCAGCGATCGGTTGCCAATCCATCTTTCCCTCACTGCTCACGAGCGCCGTCTAGCGCGCTGGATATCCTTACAGGCCCGTTGCTCCGCTTGTTCGTAGGACATCCCTGAAGCAACATACTGCCTGGCCTTACGGGCTATCGCATCAGAAATAGCGTCGATCTCAGCCCGCTTTGCATCGGATATTCCCCACTCAACAAGGCCATCTTGCCAATCGGCATCTGCTTCATCACCCATGGATCACACCTCGTTCTTCGGTCATGACGGTTTATAGGATCTACCAGGGGCAGGCTGTCGTCCAGACTTGAGACCAATGCGATAAGCCCGACTCGATACCGCGCCGGCCGTCATTCCAAAGCGCCTTGCAATTTCTGGAAACGATTCGCCGTCAGCGATTGCTCGTTTCATCGCCAAATCCCTGTCTTTTGGCCATCCTATCACTTTGTGCGGACGGGACCATGTTCGACCGCGCCAAATATCGTTTATGGCGCCCTCTGAGACGTTGAATATAGCAGCAAGTTGACCTTGCGTATGCATCGCCTCAAGATCTCTGATCTGTTGCACTTGATCCCGCGTTAACTTGCCGACAGGGCCGCAGGTATGACGGCCCTGTGTTCCGTGGATTGCGCAATCGGCGAGATTTTCCTTTTGCGTTTTCCAGGAAAGGTGTTGCGGATGGATGCAGCCATCATGCCCCTTTCCGCACGAATGCGCAGCGGTATGCTTAGGCGTAGGCGGCTCGCCATGAGCCAGCGTGCACATAAGACGATGTGCCCACCAGTTCTGGCCATTAACACCAAGCATTCCACGCCCGTGCTTATCACGAGCAAAGGGCCAATGTAGGCAGCCTTCACCTTCCCAGCCGACGTGGGCTAGCACGAATGCGTAAGCAGCTCCTTGGCCTTTATTCCAACTCATGTGGCCTCCCAGCACTAACCATTCGAGAGCGCCGCTCTAATGGCATTCAGAAGCCCGCAAAACTGCTCATATTCGCGGTCATCTTGATCGCCTGCCCATGGCGCGCTGATGTCGAAACCATAGCCGTTGATGGTTTGAATTGCAGCATCCATCTGCGATCGAGTGACGCCGTCCAGTAAATCCGCAATTTCCAAATCGTTCATCATATTTGCTATCCTCGCTCATATTCCGGGACGGTTCAGTCCCCGATGCTCCAAGCCGACACGTTTCGGCAAAACTTGATGATGCCAAGGCAGTTTTGGCAATCGATCTTGCTGCTCATAGACGCCAATTCGGTTTCAGTTTGATCACCGTCGAGGGATACGCCGCACAATGTGTAGTCAAGGCCGCTTATGTCTTCGCAATGGTAGATGATGCCGGCGCAAAGTCGCTCTGCATATATCTTGGGCTTGATAGGCATACCGCATTCCCTACTGATGACGGCTGGATTCGTCGTCGCGCAATTTTTCCAGCATTGTCTGCACAATACATTCCAGATTATCACGTCGAGCCTCGTCACGCTCTGGTTCCGACCGATAGTCATTCCGATCGCGTGTGCTGATCAAGTCCTTAAGCAGACTTTCCCAGGTGCTTCCCATCATCCTCTCCTCGCCGCTCGCAGCGGCTTTCTGTCGATCCCGTGACGGTCAGGCGCCAGTGCCTTTGATCTTCTCCATGATCTGCTCGCCGATCGCGAGAGCGCGCTGAACGTCTGGCTCTGATGTATCGCCGCTTCGCAGGCCGTCAATGACTTCCTGCCAACGCTCGGCGGGATTTGTGATGGCACCGAGATCCTTCAACAGCGCTACTTGGCTTTTACATGCGTCCGGCACATCATAGTGGAAGTCGGCGTAGGTACAGTCGAAATCATCATCAGCATCAAATCTGTAGCCGGCGACCTTGGCCAGGAAGTCGTTGCCGTCCTGATAGTTGTCTCGGTTGCCGCCCCCGGTCCTGGTGTGGATGATGATCTCGGTCCCGTCCTCGTTGAGAAAACAGTCGCGAAAGCGCGGTACATCATCTCGGCTCACGCCGAGCATTTGAAGAAGGATGCTGGAAAACGGATTGACTCCGAAAAGCATGTTGTAAAAGCTCATTGTTCGCTATCTCCTCTATGCCGCTCCATGCGGCTATTGCTAGATCCCGTGACGCACACGACGCTGATTCTGCAAAGGCTTAGGTCTCGTTCTTCAGAAGCGCTGACTTAGATTTTACGCTTGAAATCATTGTAGTTTTCTATGCCTGTACGTCATTTGTGCGCTATCTTGTGCGGCATACGTTCTACTGCGGATCGGTTTTTGGTTTGTTCCTGAAGGCTACCCGCGTCTTGGACACACCGGCCACCTTCTGGACCGACCCGCGAGAATACCGCTGGGTCATGCCAATATCGCTGTGCGTCGCGGCGTGCCGGACGTGCTCGAGGTCGGCACCGGCGTCCGTGGCTTCGCTGATCGCGCCGGCCCGGCTGTCCATGTTCCGCACGGCCTTCGGGATGCCAGCCAGGTCAGCCATCAGCCGCCACTTGCGGCGAAACTCCGCGGTCGTATAGGGCCAGCCTGTCACCTCGCAAATGATCATGGGGCCAGAGGCCGGCAGAACTGCCCTGGTGAGCTGCGCGATCGGCGTGCGGCTGTGCAGGGCCAGTTCCTCGATGACCATGGGCGCCAGTTTCAGGTCAACCTCGATGTCCTTGCCGCGCTTGCTGGTGTTGTGCCGCAGGATCAGGTTTTCGTCGATCTCGTCCCAGCGGAGCCCCATCAGCCACTTGCCCTTGGGGCCTACTACAGCCGAAATGCCCGGCTCTATCAGGGGCACCCACTCGCCAATTACGTCCTTCTGGCGCAGCATCAATTCGAACTGGAGGGCCTGAGCGAGGGCCATCGTATCCCAGCCACGCCAGTGAGCCTTGACCCGGAGAGAAATAGCCTGATCGGCGGTGAGGCGTTCGGTGCGGGGCTTCGGCGCCGGAAACCGCATCTTGTGGAGTACGCCGCAAAGCCGCTCGCACTGATCGTCCTCGAGGATCGTGGCGCCGAACGCGAACATGGTTCGCAAATGACCGACGAAGGCGTGCGCCATGGCGATCTTTTGGCCATCGTTGCTCCATTCCTTGTGCCAGGTCAGCAGTAGCCGCGCCTTGATGTCGCTGATCTGCTCATCGCCATGTTTTAGGACTATTTTCCGAAGCGTAATGTCGTGGTTCTTTCGGACGGCGTAGCGCTTCTTGTGGTAGGTCGAATCCGGGTCAGTCTGGTAACAGTTGACCAAACCTCTCAGGGAGCCATCGAACTGGTTGACCACGGGCAGTCCACCGCGGGCGAAGATCAACATTTCGTCTTGCAGGCGCCGGCAGGTATCCGCGATATGTGCGGCCTCCAGATCAGTCGGCACCGTTCCAGACCAAAGGTGATGGTTTTTTGGCTGGAAACCTCGCTTGACGAGATCGGCGCGGGCCCGCCAGATAGCCTCCCAGCCTTCGCCCTTCGGCCGCCAGACAATGCCAGGGGCGTTCTCAACGTGCGGTTTCATATTTCGGCCTCCCTGTTGAAAGCGATACCTTAGTCCCGTACGTTGCATCAAAATAGTCTTTGACAGCCGGCCAATATCGTCTGTCCCCCCAAACCTTCTGTTTCCGGGGAAACCCAGTCGGCTTGGCGTCGAGCATCCGAAGCGTCTCTCGCGCAATCTTTTCCGGTACGCCCATGCGCCGGATCAGTTCAGCATCGGTCACCCAGAGCGTGCTGGCTTCGCGATCGAGAGTATCTTCGGCCGGCATTGTCATGGGGTCTCGCATTTGGCCGGAGTGAGCGCTTCGGACTCGCCAAACATAAAAGACAATGCGGCGTGCTGTTCGTCGGACAGAAACCAATTGCGCCGATCCCGCCCGCGACCTCCTCTAGACTCAGAGGAAATAAGCCCTTCATCTTCCATAGCTTCAAGTTGGCGGGTGTTCCCGCCAAGCTGCATTGTGCGAAAGATCCGCCGTGAAATCTCCGCGTGCATCGTGAAAAGTACTTCTGTCCGCGTCATTGTAATTGACTCCATCTCCGACTTTGCCACAATCATTGCAAATCCCACCCACGTCGTATCGAAACCATCCGATGGTTGGGCTCTCGCGGTGCGCATATTGCCAGTAGCACCGAACGCGCCTGATGCGTTGCAGGATGGTCACTTCGGCGCTTCTCTGCGGTGAGCGCGGTTCGTTTGTGCTTCTGATACGATCTGGCCTGTGGTGGCTAGTCCATTCGCATACCAAGCCATGGTGCCATGTTCGGCAACCGCAATCCGGACAAAAACGGACGCAATCTGGATCTGGTGTTTTCTCGATCATTTCTCACCGCCTTCATGTGAAGTGAGCGTGGACGTGCGGCGCCGTGCAATGATCGACTTCATCTCGCTCCACGAGCGAGCATCCTCGCATCCTTTGCAGAGAGGATATCCCGTGAACTGGTCGCGCTCAAGATTAGCCGCGGCTTGTGCCTCGCGCATCACCTGATCGGCAGTCTTCACAGTGCCATCTGGGTTGGTGTTGAACGGGTTGACCGTCATCTCGACGCGGAATGTGCGCTTGCGCTTGTCCTTCTGGCACGCCAGACATTTGAACGTGCAAGAGGCAGAACGTCCGTAAGCTCGGAATGTCACGAGCATGATTATTTATCCTCCTGGCGCTCAGCGCGCGAGAGCGCTGGAGGAGTTGGCATAGGTGCCCAATGCGTCGCATATTTCGGCGGCCCTAAGTTGCCATAGGCATCTGACCAGCCGCCAGAAACATTGCGATAGGCAACGCCAACACTCCACTTACCTTCGCGTTGGTATGCCCAAATAAACATGCGGTCCCTCGGCGCCGTCTCGATCGGTTGCCAACCGTCATGCAGCGGGATAGGGGCGACGGCATCGGCGCTCGGCGTGGCCCATGATGCCGGGTCCCAATCCTCGCCGAACTTTGTTCGTAATATGTTGCCTATCACCGCTTGAACGTCTCCTTCGCATGTCTCAGCGGCAGCGTCCCATGTGACTGACTGTGGATCGACGCCAAGAACGGAGCAAAGCTGCATCAGCGCAAAGTCGATACCTTCGTCGTTGCGCTCATGCGGGGTGACCGTGGCCCCACAACCGGAGCACAGGGTGTATACGTCGCCCGACGATCCGCACCTCATACATTGCGAGGAGGCGGCGAGCTGGCCCGCTGCGAACGCATCACGGATCGCCCCAGCTATATCATGACATGCATCATCATAATCCCGGCTGTGTCCAGCGCCGACATGGTCCTCCGCGATCTTCGCGCATTCTTCGATTAGCTCGGTCTTATCGTACTTATCGTATGCTGCCATGGATCCTCGTCCCCTTCTCGTTCAGGATGGCGTCAAGATCCACTTTTGCCGCTCCAATATTTCGAGCCAGCCTAATTGCTTGTGGAATCCGATTATCTATTTTTCCTGTCTTTTCCTCACGTCGCCCGTCAGGAAAAGTAATGAAGATCCGGCCATCCAAGTATATTTCGAAGGCACTTCCGTCGGCGTATTCGAACCGATAGAGGTAATATCCTTCAACCTTGGTCATTTCGTCTCCTTCTCTCGCGGCTTGCCCTGTGCCCAGTCCTGTTTGTACCACGGCCGATAGGCGCCGCGGCGATCGGTCCATTCAAGGCGGATGAGATTTAACCACCAGCGGATCATGGGGTCTCACGTTTCGTTGAGGAGAGCGCTGGGCCGAATTGTCTTTCAGCCGCGATCTTTCTCCCATCAGGAGATAGTTTTTCGGCCCTATCAAGCAATTTCCACCACCAATTATCGCGAGATATCTCCGCTTGTCGAAGTCTCGCCCTGGCGACAGCAAGATTTCGCTCGGCCGCGTCATATGCGGATTTCGCATTCTCGTAGTCGCGGAGCGTTTTGTCGTCTTCGGATTCCATGCTCAGCACTCTCTCGATGTGTGCGCTTATAAAGCTCTGAAAATCGCCGTTCCAAGAACAGCGACGACATACAACCCGATCAGGATGTAAGCCCAGATATTCCAGAGTGCGCCGGATGATTTCATGGTATGGCCCTCAGTGTGATCGCCAAAGTGAAAGGGTTAATGCCGTAGTGATTCCAGAAATCTAATTCCGCCATTGTGTGCTGCTCGCGATGGTGTCGATTGCAGAGCGGAACTGTCCATCTATCTGACGGCTTTTCAGCCATGCCGGTGCTAGCTTTATCGTGGTTGATCGAACCGACACGGATATGAGCGGCCTCGACATCGATTCCTCCGCAGATGCAGCATGGCAATGACCGAATGAACTTGAGATGCTTCTCGTTCCGCTCGCGCGGCTGGCGTTGTCGGAGGGTCATGCTGCCACCAGCTTCCAGGCTTGGAATTCTACCTCTAACTGTTCCCAAAGCGTCTTCGCTTTAAGATCACGATTTAGCTGAGAGCGGGAAAGAACATTGCAATACAATCGAACGCATTCAGCTGCATCATTGTGATCTCTCAGATCAGGATATCTTCGCATTAGAAACGCATCGAAAACGGGATCATTACAGCGGATTCCAGCTTGCACGCTCGCCGTAATATCATCCCACTTCTGACGCTTCACCCCGACCGGTGGAGAAGGGGCATCTTCCGGCCGGGGCTTGGCTTCAGCCTCCTTTGCTGGCTGGGGGACGGCTAATGGAGCGACAGCAAACCAAGTTTCGCGCGAGGAATCAGGCATTCCGCCGAGCACCTTGTAAGCAGCATCGGCATCCGCCAACGGAACTTCCATGACGACTTGGATCACGCCGCGCGTCTTGATCAGTTTCCAATCGGCGTAAGTCGCTCGGAATGCTAAATGTTTGGTCATGCCACTTCTCGATTCCTGAGGTCAGCAAGCTGTTCCTCGTACTGGAGGCGTAGGATATCTCGCCAGTCGTCCGGCAAAACCTCGATGCGATCGGCATTGGCTTTCGCCCATTCCTTCAATTGCTCGCGCGAAACCGAGGACTGAATTTCGGCTTGGAGCTTTGTGTAAACGCCTTTCGCATCCTTCTTCGGCAACTCGACGCGCTTGCCGTTGGCGGCCGCCGCAGATGCAAATTCATCGGCCTCCGACTCGCTGTAGAGCCAGCCATGGGCATTCAAGAGTTTCAGGATCACACGATCCTTTCCGCGCTTCTCTGCCATGGCATATGGATAGGCATTCTTGTTGTTGCTCGGCGCCGCTTCGCCAATCGACCATTCGTTGTGTTCGCCGATCTTGCCGAACACGCAGATAACCGCGATCTTGTTGGCGGCTTCACGCTCGATGATTTCCGGGCGATCCCAGACCACGCCGGCAGCCACAGCTGCGCGCTCAAGCGCCTTGTGCTTGATCACCCAGGAGGTTCCGTGAACCTGCCAGATTTCTTCGGCATCAATGGAATGCTTTTCCATGAATTCCAGAATTTCTTTTGAAGGTCTCGGGCTCATCGAACGATCCTCAGCTTTCGAGCGGCCAAGATATCGCTCAGCAAAAAGTCCAAGCTCGTCTTGATCGCCATCAGTTCGGCTTCTTCGTCGGCGATGAATGGAGCACCGACCGGATGCAGGCGAAGCCGGATCAGTTCGTCGATGGTCGAACGGAAATCATGAAGAAGGTTACCGATCCGGGCTTGCGTGATGGCTCGTTCTCCGCGGGGCTCGTCCAGTTCGCCATACGGATCAGGAACATCTCCGTTACAGACGTGGCAGATGATGCGCTGGCTATCTTGGCAGCTAAAGCACGGGACGCTCTTGCGGGAGCAGGTTTCGCAATTGCCGATCATGACCAAGATTCCCATACAGGGCGCCGTGAATTTGATTTAGACAGATCCACATCGTGTCGGCAGGCTGCCTCACTCGGATATATTTTCCTCGTGACGCGGGATTTTTCCATTTCGAAAGAAAATTCCTCCGCGTACCAGCCGCCATCATCAGGCGAGTATACAAACGTGGTTTGGTTGGGGTAACTCATGCCGCGGTCTCCCTCTTGATCGTGGTTTGCGAATCCCGCAGCGCAGTCCATTCAGCATCGAGTTGTTCGGAAATCTCGCCCGACATCATCAGTTCGTTGACGGAGCGCTTGTACAATTCCCAGGCCGGCTTGCTGATTTTCTGATATTGTCGGTCAGCCTTGTCGCGTTCGCGTGTCCATCGTGGAGAGCCGTGATAGGGCTCCAGATCGACAATGGCGCGGGTGTGAGCAGCCAGCGCGGGCTTGGTAGCGATCTTGAACAGCGAAGCGGCTTCGTGCTCGCATTTTTCGAGGCGTTCGACTTCTTCGGAATAGTCCATAGCTTGCCCCGTGGTTTCCATTCTGTGGAAACCACGTTACGTCGGGTGCAACACCATGTCAACAAAAATGTTGCGCGGAATGTAACAAAATTGATGTTACCTTTATCCCGCTGAAATCATGCCAATATTTTCATCAAGCCGCGGCGGATTGAGCAAAAAGCTCCAGCATCCGGATTGCCTGCTCGCGATTGGCAGGCGTCATTTTATTCAGGAGATCGAGGGCGTGGCCTTCTTTCTTGGGATCTTTCTCAAGCAGCATCGACCGCGTTACATCCAATGCATCAGCTATAGCGTTTAGCACCGGTTCGCTAAATGGTTGTTTGCCATTTTCAATTCGAGAGAGGCTAGCATAGCTCAGCAATTCTTCCCCATCGAGCTCCACTTCCAGCCGCGCAGCAAGTTTGCGGAGTGATATTCCCCGCTTTTCCCGCCACTGCCGGATGTAATGCTGTCCCTGCAGTCTCTTTGCCATGGGAACAATGCTTGCATGATTCAGCTCGGTTGTGGTTGCATAGGGTGCAACAAAAGACTTGACAGCGTCGTTGCACTCCGTGTAACAGAGAGGGATGAGCAGCCATCCATTGAGATCGTATCGCAAGGACGCCGGGATCAGCCTGGATGAGCTGGCGTCGCGGGTTGGCGTCTCTAAAGCCTCTTTGTCTCGGATAGAAACGCGCCTCCAAGTGCCGTCTCTCGGGCTGGTAGAGCGCATTGTTGAGGTCGCCGGCGGGGCTCTTACGGCAAATGACTTCGTCGGGGGACGCGAGCCGGAAGAGGCGCGTGCATAATGGCTCAAGCGGATGATCTTTCCCATGGTGAGAGTCTCCTGGCGGGGCCAAGAGACCATTCAACCACAGAGTGTCAGATACCGTACACAAAATTTTCACGGTTCCGTCGCTTTTCGAAAATTGCGGTTTTCTGTTACCACTCCATGGTGATGCCGTGAGGACCTTTGGCATACCGAGCCGGACGACAGCGGGGGGACCATCGCCCGGCTCTCCGCATGCCGGCAGGGGGCTTGCCGACAATGGAAATTCGTTAGCCGCGGTGAGACCTCCCCAACTGCGGCCAGACTTGGAGGTCGATGACCTTCCTTTTATTCATCCGCTGCTCAAGCGCGGACCATTCCGACAGGCGCTGATCGATGTATGCGCGTTGTTCTGCGCGCTGTTGGTCGTGCTGATCTGCATCTTCTGCACTCCGATCATAGTCTGGCTTCTGCTGTTTTTCTAGTCGCTTAACCACGAGCGCGTTGGCGCGCGCCAGGGTTTGAAATTCCAAAGGGTCATTATCGTTGTCGTTCTTCGTCTCCATGTTTGGAAGAAACAGCATGGAGATTATCAGTGTCATCCACCGTCGATGGTAAGGTTGAGAGCAATTCGATGAATGCAATGTCCGACATCGAAACCGTGAACCGGTTCGCCCGCAGATTAGAGGATGTCGAGGCCAAGCGGCTTGGCGTCCGAATAGTTCATGCTCGTGCTGTTGTGGCATCCAAACTCGGAATTTCTCCCGGCACTCTGGAAAACTGGAGACGGATGAGGACAAAAGTTGTCCCTAACTGGCTGATGAACAAGGTCAGAACCGAATTAATTTCCGTCCTCCAGTCAGAAATTCAAAGATTAGAGCATGAGATCCACATCTCTCGCCAAATTGGTTCAGACTATCGCGATGATGATCTTGCATCGGCTGAAACTCAGCTTGCGGCGGCACGTCAGATCCTTAAAGGGGAAGTGAAGTGACTGGAAAAGTATATTTCATTTCTGCTCCTGGGCGTATCAAAATCGGGTTTACGCTTCAGCCGGAAAAGCGCTTCAATCAGCTAAAATGCTGCGATATGGAATCGCTCACTGTAATTGCAGTGCGAAGTGGTTCACGCCTTGTCGAGCGCGCGCTTCATGAGGCGGCTAAATCCTTCCGTCTTCGTGGTGAATGGTTCGCCGATTGTCCCGAAGTCAGATCCATCATGGATGAATTTGTTGCCGGGAAGTTTGATTGGGCAAATATAAATAAGCCTCCTATGCCGCCCGCAAAGGTGCAGCAGTCGGCTCTTGGCAATGCGCTCCAAGAGTCTCGGAAACTGTTTGAAGAAATAAAGGTGAAATTGGCTAACCGGGAGAACGTCTCGGATTTGGTCGATCGACTTTGCTTTCTAGGAGAGGAAATCATCATTCCCGAAATTACGGGATAGAAAAGTAAATCTGCGTGGTGAATTTTGGCGAGTTCACGAAAGGGAAACCAAATGCAACAGGGCTTGATAACACCTACCCAACGAGCATGTATGGAAGCTCACCGGCAGTTCGCTCGAAAGATCGCGGCGCGCGCTGTCCCTGATACTCCGATCAACCTGAAGCCGTTACCGGAGGATACTGAGGAAGCGGAAGCGGCCAGGATCGAAGAATGGGTTGAACGGCAGGAAGAAATCCACAAGCCGATCGATCCATGGTTCTCAATCGTACAGGTGACGGATGGACCTGAAATCAAGCCTGCAACTCCGAAAGTAGCAGAAATCCAGCAGCTCACGGCGCAGTATTATCGGATCTCTCGCGCCGATCTCATCAGTTCCCGGCGAACCGCGAATATCGTGATGCCGCGCCAGGTCGCATGCTTTCTCTCGAAGATGCTCACGCCGAGTTCATTTCCCGATATTGGAAGACGTTTCGGCAACCGCGACCATACCACCATCCTCCATGCCTTCAAGAAAATCTCCAATCTGATCGAGCGCGACGAAGCCGTTGCGGCCGATGTCGAGACCATCAAAGCCTCTATCGCGGAGGCTATGTCATGTCGGTAAGATGGACAGACGAGGAAGTAATCCGGCTGAAAGAGCTCTGGCTGGTAGCGCCTCCTGGCGAAATTCTGATTTCCTTTGCGCCGCGGACTTGGCGATCCATCTATGCCAAAGCGGTCTCGATGGGCTTCGGTCTGAGAACCCGCGGAAGGTTCACGCCATGTCAAATGGAAGTCGTGCCCTTCCTGGCGGACGGAGAAATCACCAAGGTGATTGCGTGGAAGCTCGGCAGTTCTCCCCGGACGATTGAAACCCACATCGGGGAAATCATGCGCAAGCTTGGAGTAACCTCAAGAGTCCGGGCCGCGCTTTTACTCGATCGGGAGCGGCGTCCTTTCCGTGAAGAAGGAGTTTCGGTCTAATGTTAGAATTCATGTCGCACAATCAGTTTTTGGTCTTTGTTCTTGCTCTGATCATAGTCGGCGGGGCCGTCGAGATCGTCAGAGCGATCATGAGGATAGGCGGATGAACCTCGTCACTGAATATCACCAAACGATCCAATCGCTTCGCCGCGCCAAGCCCAGATCAAACCAGCGGATCAAGTTACAGAGCAAGGCAACCGATCTGCTCACCCGGATATTGCGCAAGGAAATGCGGCAGGAGCGCAAGAAGGCATGACCGGAGCTTAAGAACACATGACCGATCCTTTCGCCGAGCTGCCGCGCGGGCATTATGGGGCGATCCTCGCTGATCCGTCACGTGCCTTAGAAATTGGAAAAGCGGCGGAACATTTGGTGTGCGCCGATCTAATGCTTGCTGGCTATCGCGTATTCTTGAGCGACCAGGGTCTCCCATATGATTTGTTAGTGGACCTCGGCAACAAGTTTATTCGCGTACAGGTGAAAGCCACGGGAAAACTAAAAAACGCGAATGCAAAGGGCCGCTCGCCCAATATGGTTTATGTTTTCCACGCTCGACGGCGCGGCAAAAACGGCAAAGGGGCGCATCTTGGTTCGCAAGATTGCGACGTTATAGCACTGGTGGCTCTCGATACCCGCACGATCGCCTATATGCCCATCAACAAGGTGGCGCAGACGGTTTCTCTTTATCCTTCCGGCTACACATTCCCCGGGAAATTCAAACGCAGTCGATACGCAGCTATCGACGGCTTTCCTTTTAAGGAGGCCATCGGTGCTAATTGAAGATGGTCCCTTTTCTGGCCTTAAGAAAAATGGCTATGGCGCGCTGCTTGCGGACCCGCCGTGGCATTTTCAGACGTGGGGTGAAGGCAGCAAGCGCAATGTTACGTCGAAATATAACACTATGCAGGCTCCAGACATGGCGGCATTGCCGGTTTCGGAATTAGCGGCTCCCGACTGCGTTTTGTTTATGTGGATCGTTTGGCCAAAACTATTCGAAGCCGTTGAGGTTCTTTCAGGCTGGGGTTTTACCTACAAAACCTGCGCCTTTGCGTGGCTGAAAGGGGACGCTTCGCAGATCGATATGTTCCGCGACGACATGGACTCGCGCATGTGCATGGGGTTCTGGACCCGCGCCAACAGCGAAGTATGTTTGCTCGCGACGCGGGGGAAGCCAAAGCGCCTTTCGGCCGGCGTGCGGCAAGGGATTATCGAGCCGCTGCGTGAGCACAGCCGCAAGCCTGATTGCGTTCATGGGCGCATCGAGAAGCTAGTCGCTGGCCCGTATCTCGAACTGTTCGCCCGCGCGCCCCGCAAGGGCTGGGATGTCTGGGGCAACGAAACCACCAAATTCTCGGAGGCGGCGGAATGAACACGCTGCCTATCCTGCGCCATTCGTTCGCCAACCTAGAAGACAAATATATTCCGGAGCCTAATACCGGATGTTGGTTGTGGCTGAAGGCAATAGATCGGCATGGCTACGGACAAATTAATTGGCGTGGAAAATCGAAACGAGCGCATCGCGTTGTTTTTGAGCACACGCATGGGACGATAGCAGTTGGGTTAGTTCTGGATCATAGGTGTGGAGTGCGAAGCTGCGTCAATCCAGACCATCTTGAACCGATCACCCCTCGTGAAAATGTCAGGAGGGGCAATAGCCCTTCAGCCAAGGCTGCACGACAAACGCATTGTATAAACGGGCACGAGTTCAATGAAGAAAATACTCGTGTGTGGAAAGGTCCAAGAGGTGAAGCACGATATTGCCGAACCTGCGATAACCGGCGTAGCAAATCATATGCCGCAAAGAAAAAGATAAGAAAAAATCTCCCCATAGTTCGGGACTCCTTCTGTAATCCGTATATCTGGGGCTGGCATCGTTTCCTGTGCTGGGAAGGTGAGCGGCGAGGTAGATCGATATGAGTCGCGCCTTTGTCGCCTTCTACATGGGCGACTACCAGAAAAAGACCCAACACCTCGATACGCTGCAGCACGGCGCTTACATCCTGTTGCTTCAGCACTGCTGGATTCATGGCAGAATCCCATTGGAAGCCGCCAGCCGGGCTAATATCGCCAAGATGACGCTTCCGGCCTGGAAGAAGATCGCGCCGGTCATCAATGCATTTTTTGACGAGGAGGGATGCAACAAACGAGCCGCCGAGGAAATAGCAAAGGCCGAGGATCTCAGGACGAAGCGATCGAGCGCTGGCTTTAGGGGAGGGATAAATTCCGGTATCTCGAAAGCAATTGCTAAGGGAAGGGCAAGCAAATACGAAGCAAATGCTTACCAAAACCAGAAGCAAACAGCGAAGCAAAACACCAAGCAAACCGGGTTACAAAACGGAAGCCCGGCCGAAGCAATTAAGAATAGTAAGATAAACTCTTCCTCTGTAGCCGCGCGCGAGGGAACCGAAGAAAGCAAGGAAGACGGTTCGCTCGCTTCAGCGCACTTTGAGGGCGCGCTTCGCGAACCGAAAGAAGAAAGAAAACAAGGAGCTATCAACGATCCTGTTGCCAAGCCTCTTGCTGTCGTGACCCAGGAACTCGCGGCTTTTATCGCCAGAAACGGAAGCAATCGATGACCATCCAGCGCCGCAAAGGCAAGCCAAACGACCTCCGCGGAATCGTCCATGACCGACGATCGACCGACCTACTCCGCAATTCGAAAACCGCTGCTATCGAAATTGACGACCCATACGAAATCGGGGGCAAAATCGTGACGCTTCGCTCGATCCGAAACGATCCTCTTGCCGGCCTGCATGCCAGGGGTTTCATCGATGAAGCGCAGTACCAGGGCGGCCGGGCGTTTCAGCATGATTTCGAGATCGCGGAACAGGGCCCGCGGGCGATCGATCCGTCCAAGGAATCCGTTGACGGTGGAAAGTCGCCAGAACCCATCACGGACGCTCGTCTAAAGGCCACTGATCGCTTAATCGTGGCAGAGCGTGCATTGGGCCAGAACGGCTCTAGCCTCATCCACGACGTTCTTATAGCTCGGATGTCGATCGACCAGATTTGCGCGGCGCGGGGTTTGAAATCGCAGCGCGAGAACGACTATATCGGAAAGCGCTTCAGGGAGTGCCTGGAGTGCCTGGCGGTCATATATGGCTTTGCGTCGAAAAAGTGTGGATAACCCCAAGCCGTAGTGACCTGTCAGGTAACTCATGTGCAATTTGTATCATCAAGTGATTTGCGGCTTACCAGCCGGCGCGCCTAAGCGGTCCGTGGGGAAACCTGCGGGCCGTTTTTGCTTTGGAGCCTGATTGAGCACCATTCACGAACTGCAACAGGTACTCTGGTGCGATACGCCAAAAGGCCTGGCACTCATAAAATTCATGGTCTGCGATGGCATTGACAGCGATATCCTCTGGGTCACGGCGATTCAGGAAACCGGCGAATGCTGGACCTTCTCGAACGAAGACATCCGCTTTGCCAAAAACATCACCATCGGCCGATGCTGCGAATGGGAAAAGCCCAAAAGTCCTAATCCGGCGCGGAAGCCCAAATAGCATGCGCCGAATGCTGAGGATGAATTGAATGCCTGCTAGGGTTCGTAAAATTCGCCATGATGACGAGACAAGAGCGAAGATCAAGGCTGGCAATATTATTACGCGCCTTATGAAATTCATTGATGGCGAGATCGTCATGGAGTCAGCTGCGGTTACGGCTGCTTTGGGTCTTCTGAAGAAGGTTTTGCCCGACATGACATCAGTTGAGCATTCCGGCGAGATCTCAACCACTTATGTTGCTCGTTTGCCACACCCCATCGGCGACATTGACGAATGGCACAAACAGACGCAGCGGAACCTACAGTAATATGGGAACCGCAGCCTCGTCAGTCAGCTTTCATTACTTGTCCCGCGGATGACGTAGGATTCGGGGGTGCCCGTGGCGGCGGCAAATCTGACGGCGTCGTTGGTGATTGGATCAGCCACGAAGAAACGTTTGGCGAGGATGCGATCGGGATTGCTTTTCGTCGGGAGCGCACGCAGCTCGTTGAGCTGATCGAGCGTTCGAAGCAGGTTCTAAATCCGCTCGGCTATAAATGGCACGAGCAAGACAAATACTTCCGTGGCCCAAAAGGCGGTCGGCTTCGGTTCACCTACCTTGAGAGCGACAGCGACGCGGACGCCTATCAAGGTCATAGCTATACGCGGCTTTATCCGGAGGAAATGGGAACGTTTCCGAGCGAGGTGCCAATCAACAAGATGCAGGCCACGCTGAGAAGCGGTAATGGTGTTCCATGTCAGATGAAGGGAACATGCAACCCCGGTGGGCCTGGGCATCAGTGGGTGAAAGCTCGCTACAAGCTTGATCTACACCCGAAGGGCATGGAAATCTTCCGGTTTGAGTTTGAGAATCCGTTTACGAAAAAGAAGATCGAGAAGACGCGGGTTTTCATTCCTTCTAAGGTGAATGACAACAAGTATTTAGGTGATGATTACGTCGCCAACCTGTTTCAGGTCGGTTCCGACTCTCTCGTTCGAGCATGGTTGGAAGGCGATTGGTCGGTTATTGATGGCGCGTTCTTCGATAACTGGTCAACTGAGCGTCATGTGGTTAAGCCATTCGAGATCCCGATTGATTGGACTCGCTTTCGATCGGGAGATTGGGGATCTGCTAAGCCGTTTAGCTTTGGCTGGTGGGCAGTCGTAGGAGACAAGTTCAAGACCCCCTCGGGCGTTTGGCTCCCTCGTGGCTGCATGGTGCGTTATCGGGAATGGTACGGAATGCAGCCTGGAAAGCCGAATGTCGGGCTTAAGATGCATGCTGACAAGGTTGGCGAACATCTGGCCATGTTGGAGGCTTCTGATCCTAAGCTTGTTGCTGGCGTTCTTGATCCTGCGGCTTTCAGTGAGGACGGTGGTCCTCCTATATCGGAGCGGATCAATACCGCGCTGATCAAGTCGAAACTTGTTCCATTCCGGCCGGCTGACAATAAGCGGGTGCCAGGCCGTGGGGCAATGGGCGGTTGGGATCAGCTGCGCGGCAGACTTGACGGCGACGACGACGGCTTGCCGATGATTGTCACGTTCTCGACATGCTTGGACAGCATTCGAACGATTCCCGCGTTGCAGCATGATCCGCTAAAGCCCGAGGATCTGGATTCTGACATGGAAGATCATGCCGGCGACGAATGGCGATATGCCTGCATGAGCCGTCCCTGGATAAGGAAGAAGCCGGAAAAGGAAAAGCCTGCGAACATTTCTGGCTACAAGGCCGTGTCGTCGGGCGGCGGCGATTCATTCAAAACGTGGTAGCTGTAAATGAAAAGGAACAACTAATGGACATGAATCGACATCGTGAGCAGGAACTGGCGAGACGGATGCATTACGAACTGAGCTACGCCGTCAGTTGTTTGTGTGGGAATGGGCTTTGCCAGGGTGCATCCGACGCCCTTGATCGCGCGGTAGAGCTGCGCGAGCAAATATTGGAAAATCGAAAGCCTAAAGCGGCATGATGCGATCATACAATCCGACGCCTTACAATCCAGTCCCGCCACCGACGCCATGGGATTATGGCTGGCGCAATGGCAAGCCGGGTAAATAAGTAATCCATGTCCGCAACCGTCCTCAAAATGCCTGCCAGATCGCAGGATAGCGGACCTGCGGCTAATGACGCACCGATCTATTTCGACATCACGCGCCTTCGTCGGCAGTTTCAGGACTATGCGGCTGCGAAGGCAGATGAAGCCCGAGAAATGGTGGAAAGTCGCCATTATTACCATGCGGACCAATGGACAGCCAAAGAAATCGAGAAACTCCGTGCTCGAAAGCAGCCAGTCGTCACGTCAAACCGGATTGTCCGAAAGATCGATGCGATTGTAGGCCTTGTCGAACGGCTGAGGCAGGATCCGAAGGGTTTTCCACGAACACCGCAACATGGCGAGGGCGCCGAACTGGCGACTGCGACGCTTCGGTATGTGCTGGATAGCTCGGATTGGAAGTCGAAAAGCTCGCGTATTTCCCGGTTTGGTGCGATCGATGGCATTGCTGGCGTTGAATACGATCTGGTTCCAGGAGATGAAGGTGATCCGAATCTAGAACTGCATATCGCATATGGCGATGGTTTCTTCTACGATCCCCGATCCTATGACGAAGGGTTCACAGACGCTCGATACCTTGGAGTTGCCAAGAACGTTGATATCGAACTGGCCAAAGAGCTCGTTCCAGAGAAAGCCAACGAAATCGATAGCTTGGTTGAAACCGGGTCTGACCTGATCACGGAAAACGAAGTTGATCGCGAGAAGAACTGGCTTCAGGGAACCGAGAAAAAGCTACGTCTGGTCGATCATTGGTACATCAGCAAGGGCCGATGGTGCTGGTGCTTGTATATCGGTACGGTCAAGCTGATGGAAGGCCTGTCACCGTTTATCGATGAAAAGGGCAAGACGTTTCCGCGATATCGGATGTTTTCGGCCTCGGTTGATCATGATGGCGATCGGTATGGATTCGTTCGGAACCTGAAATCGCCTCAGGATGAGATCAACCATCGGCGCTCCAAGGCACTGCATTTGCTCAACACCAGGCGCCTGATCGTTGAAAAGGGTGCGCTTGACGATATCGAGGTTAGCCGGCGCGAATGGGCAAAGCCGGATGGCGTTCTAGAGATAAATCCGGGTCTCAAAGCCGAAGCCGATGAGTCGGCCGTCACGGATTTCAAGGGCCAATTGGAAATGCTCCAAGAGGCCAAGAACGAGATTGAGAACTTTGGGCCGAATCCGGCCTTGATCGGGCAGGGATTGGAAGATTCCAGCGGGCGAGCGATTGCGCTGCTTCAGCAGGCTGGGATTGCCGAACTCGGCCCGTATTTGTCAGCCTTCAAGAACTGGAAACTGCGGGTTTATCGGGACATCTGGAACATCATTCAACGCCATTGGACCGCGGAACGCTGGATCAGGGTAACCGACGATCAGCAGGTTGCGCAGTTTTTCGCGATCAACAAGCTCACGCTTGACCAGTATGGCCGCCCGGCGATTGTGAACGCGATCGGTTCTCTCGACGTTGATATCATCATCGATGAAGGGCCGGACACGATCAACATGCAGGCGGATTCGGCACAGACGTTGCAGGCGCTTGGTCCGCAGTTTGCCCAGCAATTCCCAGAGCTTGCCATCCAGCTTTCCGGATTGCCGCATTCGGTCACGAAACCGATGCTGGACAAGATCAAGCAGAAGCAAAACGCCCCGCCGCCGCCTGATCCGAAGGTACTGGCCATGCAGGCTCAGGCACAGATCCAAAGCCAGCAGGCGCAAGAGGAATCGCAGCGCAAGCAGGCTGAATTTGTTGCGGAGCAACAGCGGGAAGCTGCGAAACAACAGTTTGCTCGTCAACAGCAGCAGGAACAAGCCGCGTTCGACTTCCACATGAAGGAGCAACAGGCTGCGCTGGACATGCGGATCGAGGAGCAGAAGGCTCATCAGCAAATGAACATTGCCGGGATTAAGGCCGGGGCCGATATCCAGATCGCGCGGGAAAAGAACGCGGTGGATACGGAACATAAGGCCAGAGAATTTGAGTTCAAGCAGGCCGACCGCGAAGCGCAAAACGCCGATCGAGAAGCCAGCAAGACCGAAAAGCCAGAAAAACAATCCAGTCCGGTTGAAGATGTTGCGAAGATCCTTGAAGTGGTGGCGAAGATCCAGAAGCCGAAGAAGCTGATCCGTGACGCCAAGGGCCAACTGACGGGGATTGAGTAATGGCCCACCAGTACTCGGTTTCCGTAAGAAATGCCGGAATGGATGCCCGGCAGACGACCATAGGAACATCGCCCGTGCTGAAATTCTTCTCCGGGGTTGAGCCTGCGAACTGCGCCGCTGCCGATCCTGCTGGCTTGCTAGCGACGTTGACGCTGCCTGCGACATGGATGGCTGCGGCTGCTGCTGGTGTCAAGGCCAAGTCAGGCTCATGGACGGGAACGGGGAGCGCTGCCGGCACGATCGCGTCGTATCGGATCTATGACAGCGGTTTGGTTGCCTGCCATGTCCAGGGAACGGTCACGGCGACCGGCGGCGGTGGAGATATGACGGTGGATAATGCTGTGATCGCGAATGGACAGGCAATCACGGTTAACACCTACCAGTGGACGGCTGGAAACAGTTAATGCTGCTCCTCACCAGCACGTCCGACCTGATCCAAGTCGTTACGGGATCAGCCTCTACGGTCGATGTACATGCGTCATGGGTGGATAACAACGCCGGCACGATCACGCCAGGCCGAACCAATACGGCGATCACAACGGCGGCCACGACAACCGTAGTAGCATCGCCGGGAGCAAGCACGCAGCGCAATATTCAGACCTTGAATGTTCGGAACAAAGACGCTGCGGTAACGAACGCGGTCACGATTCGACATACGGACGGAACGACGATCGTAGAGTTGATCAAAGCCACTCTTGGGCTCGGCGAGGAACTTTCGTTCGTTGCCGGTCATGGTTGGTTCATTCTGGACGTTGCCGGCTCGGTCAAGACGGCGTTTTCGATTCCTGCGGGAACAGTCACCAATACCGCGCTTGCCAATATGCCGGCCAATACAACGAAAGGAAACAATACGGCGGGAAGTGCTGCGCCGGTCGATCTGACTAAGCAGCAATTTCTTGCAATGCAGAACTTGATCACTCCGACGCCCGAAAGCATCAGGCTGTTCGGCCATAGCTACATGATGGATACGCTGTGCACTTACGATCAGTCGTCGGCGACTGCGGCGATATTCCGGTCAGCATTGCGTTGCTTCGCGGGCAACTGGGACAATTTTTGCAATGCCGGTTCCAGGCTAAGTTCAGACAGCGCGAAGCATCTGGGCGGGTGGGCCTCGGTGTTCAGTAATATTCGTGTGCGAGGGACCAACTCAACCAAGAAGATTGCGCCTTATACGGGCGTAGGTGGCCTGACCATCCTGGGATGGGGCATCAACGATCTGGGACATGATACCGATACGGCACAAGAGATGGCCGCGTTTATCCATGCGATGCGCTCCTGCATAAGCCGTTGCCGGGCAGCTATTGTCATGGACAATACGGACGCCTCATGCGCCTATGGCGCGGGCTTTACGGCGGTCACATCGGTGCAGGATTTCTCCACCATGGGGACGCTCCGCCGCGCCACGACGACGACGACGGCCACGGTGACGATTACGATCCCGGCCGATTACAACGGCGAGATGATCGTCGTTGCATTTATCGGCAAAGCCGGTGTTGTCGGAGGGACGATCACGTTTTCCGGGACCGCGGGCTGGACTGGCACACTGAGCACGAGCAATATCAAGGCACTTGCAGACGCGACAAACTGTCCGGTCGTCAAGCGGCAGACGGCGCCTGTCACTGGGGCGACGCAAACGATTATTTGCACTTGTTCCCAGATCGATGCGTCTGGGAACATGGATTTCGATAGTTGGTGGCTTGAATCGAAGTATCCTTCCCCCGTTCTTGTTCAGAACATCGCGAGATTGACGGCGACGGGCCAGGCGTTCTGGGCAGAGTGGTCGGTAGGAGGTTCCGAAGCAATACGCGATGCGAGTTGCCTAGCGTGGAATGCCGCGCTCGTCTCGCTGGTCGCCGAGTTCGACAGCATGGTCCAGATTTGGGACGCTGATGCGGCTCTCGGTAAGGACGTGAATAACTTCAGTCTTC